CGGGTAGTTATCCCTCAAGCACGCCGCGATGTACCCCGCGTTTAAAAAACCTGTGCCAAACGTCCTCTGCGCTTTCCTTGCGATTAGTCTAAGATTTTCGTGACTTGCCTTGATTGCTTCCGCACTGCTTGGATTGTCTGTTACAAACCCTAGATCGTCCAGCGTTAGACCTGTCTCTCCGGCAAATAATCCGGCGAACATTTTTAGCTGATCGTTGTGAGGTGACATGCTTTGCTGCGCAAATTGCCCTAGCTGTGGTTTGTCGCCGCCCTCGTCTTTCGTAAACTCCAACAAGCTCGACATTGTAGCCTTCCATTTGTTAATCGGTTCTAGATCGGGGTCAGTTCCAACTACATATTTTTGTGGGAACGAGTAAAACTCTGCCGCGATTTCTGACCGTTTTACTGTCCTCATTGCACTGTTGACAATATCCATACACGCTCGACTGATCCTGCTATGGCCAAACGGTCTTACCGCGTCCGGCCGGAATACGATCGGGACAAGAAGCGGGTGTGGTGCGTTGTTTTTAATTCTCTCCGGCGTCTCGTCTCCTTTTCTGTATATCCATGTGTCGCCTTTTGTAAAATATGCTTCTGTTTTCGGGTTTTTGTTTTTGTCTCGTTCGAGTACGGCATAACCTTCCACCAGCAGACCTGTGCTATCGTCTATGATTCCTGTTGCATTCGCGCCGTCTATTACTTGCAATTTCGGAAATCCTGTTTTGTCTACTGATATATAAACAAAACAACATGAAGAAATAAGTGCTGACAGTACGGCGCTGTCAAAAAATGTATCCGGGTTGTTCATCAAAAAAATTTCTCCGATGTCAAAATTATCATTTGCGAATTCTCTGAATACAATCCTGTCTGCAAGGTTATCCACTGCTTTCCCACACCATCCGAGAACCGACTGTACGTTTCTCAATTCTGGCGGTGTCGATATCTGAAAATCCTTCACCCTGTTCTTCATTTCATAGTATTTGTAACGCATTTTCACTCGTTCGCTTTTTATCTGTAAGCGTCTTCGTAAATAATTTACCCCTCTGTAATCTGCCATATTAGCTTCCTTTCTTTTAGCGTGTGTTTTTTTTCACAGTCAGCGTGAAGTAGATTCGTACCCATGTATAGGGGTGATATGCCCTCCTTATTTCCTATTTACTGTGTCTCATATTTTTCCAATCAAACGTATGCGGCAACACTCTGTTACTTATAACTTCATCCTTTTCTTTGTCTCTCCGCTTTATCAGCTTGTCACTCTTTTGCCTGTTGCACGTCCAGTGTGCAAGCTGAAGATTGTTTATGTCTGACGGATGTCCCCCTTTTGCTATCGGAATAATATGATCTATGCACGGCGACAACGGATGCGGATATTTTAATCCGAAGTCAACCGGCTTCCCGCATATCCCGCACACCGTCTGTGTTGCATATATTTTTTTCTTATTCCGTTCAAACGCTCCTCGGTGCGATCCATCTCGATCCGGTCTGTATACCATGCCTTCATCTTCTTTCTTTGATCGTGAAAAAAGCAGCCGACTTTCGCCTGCTGCCCTTTGTATTTCTCTGTTTACTTTTCTTCGATTCTTTTATTTGTTTCCGCTGTTCTTTATTTCCCCAGCTCTTCTGCTAACTCTCGGAATACTTCCGATAATTCTTTGCACTCTTCTTTGGTTAAATCATGCCCGAAACAATAGTCACAGCATTCCATCAGTGTAATGTTTTCTTCGTTCCATTCCAGCGAAAATACTCTGTCTTTTTCCCCTAGTTGTTTTAAAAGTTGCTCATGCTTTTTAACTACCTCTTTATCTTTGTATTGATCGTAATTGCAAAACATGTCATCACTCTCTTTCAAAATAATCCTCGATTTGCCTTTTTGCTTCCGTTAATGTTTTCATAATATTTCTCCCGAGCAGCTTCTCTTGATACAGTTTCTTTTCGGTTCTCGAATTTAGCGGTACTTCTTCGAGCGATTTCCATGTATATTTTACTCCGTATCGTTTTGGGTATTGTTTCGGATATCCATTCCCCGTAATCACGCTCATCTTTTCAAACTCTTTCAAGTGCTTTTGTGCGTTATTCGCCGCCGCCAGCGAAAGAAATAATATTTTTTTGTTCTTCCGGTACTATTTCTTTCACTCGTTCATAGCAGTCCATTATCCAGTGTAGACAACTCCCGAGTCGAAAATACACTTCTTTTTCGTTCATATTGTATTCTATCATTGCGCATTTTAACTCTTCGTATGCCGTATTCATACTATACAGTAGCATCTCTTTGTTTTCGATTTTCATAAAATCCCTCCACGCGCTTTTCTCTTATTATATCTCACCCGAATCCGTGATACAAGAAAGGACACCCTTTCGGATGTCCTTGCGCGTGGTTTTGAGGGGATTATTTCCCTCTTTGTCTTTTAATTCAGTTTATACTATATCACATTTTCGAGTCTCACGGAGTCTCATTTTATAAAATTTCTATAAAATTTCAAAGTTTTCCAGTGCACTATCATATATTCTGTATAGTTTCGCCTTACTTACTCCCATTTTTCGTTGTATCACTTTATTGTTTTCTCTAAGTAAATAGTACCTTGTAAGCGCTTCTTTTTCTTGCTCATCATTCATTTTGTTTATTGCTTTTCTGATGCGTTCGTACCGGATCACGCTTTCAACCCATTCTTTTTTTAACTCCTCCATGAGGCTTTCGATCTTTGCCGTGTAATCTGATAGATCCTTTTGACTGCTGCCCCGTGGCATCCCATCGCCTTGCAACGCCGGAAACATCGTGTCAAGTCTTAGTTGTTGTATTTGGTCTTTTATCAACGCTTCTCTATTCTTTGCTTTTATGTATCCCTTGAGGTATTCTTTTTTCTGTTCGATTTCTTCCCATTTCTGCATTATTATTACCTCTCGTCCTTCTCCAGTATTCCAGTACGGTTTCCTTTCTTAACTGCTGCCCCTGCGCTCGGATCAGCGCGGCAGCACTTGGTTCATTTGTGTTGCTCAATGTATCAGCTCCTACTCTACTTTCATAAATCTGCTCATAATGTGTTTCTTGCATGATGACTTCTCTTTCTTAGGTTGTCTGTACGGCTTTGGAAGTGACTGCCATGCGATCACATCCGGATTTTTCCATTCTGGATAGTTATCTAACATCCACCCTTCTTCTTTTTCGTAAAGTGCAAATTCAAAAGCGTTATCAAATAATATGTTATCTGCTGGTTTTCCGCTTACTTGTACCAACACTATTTCTTCACAATCTTCCGGCAATCTCTCTTCTACCGGAATCCAACCATCATTGCTAGGGACATTTGTGTCCTTACCGACATTAACAACTATCTTAGACTCTCCGCAAAATTCAAAGCAATTATTAAGCCAATCAATAACATAGTCTAAATAATACGAGCTATACCCCACTGTGTAATGATCTTCACCCACTTTTTTGTACTTGATCCCATAATATGGTTTCCCGTCAGTCTTACGCGATATTATTTCCGCGCTTGTTACTTTTTCTTTTTCATTCATGTGTGAACGAATGATATCTTTTACCCTACTCGCCCGCACATACCCATCCACCTCCATATTACCTATATAAATAGGCGCATCTTCTTGAAATGTCGCTTCTTCAATCTCTTCCAGAATCTTCTCTAGTACATTCATCGCTATTCTCCTTTTTCGGTCTGCCACGTTTCCGCATCCCTTTTAATCCATATGCTTTTACTCCAGCTATGACCGTTGCTACTGATATGTCTAACAAATATGCTATTTCTACGTTCGACTTTCCTTCGTTCACATATTTTTTCAGTTTCTCTACGTCGTAACACTTTTTGTACATTCGTTTCCGTGATCCGTCTTTTCCCGCATCGCTTTCCATTTTTACCTCTCCATTAAAATCAACTTAATTCAACCGATCTAACGGACATTTACCGCTCTCTCGTTGCATATCACACTCGCCGTAGCTGTCTATTGTGTTTCTGTACTCACAGTAGTGCTCGCATATGTCCTCGCACACCTCTTCAATGATCGTTACTGTGCTTTTTGTTTCATCTTCCATCGATTCACCTCTTTCTAAGAAAATCATTCAGTTCCTTTGTGCACTCCCTGCACAATTCATAATCACAGTATGAATAATCATATCCGCTTGGATTCCCATTTAAAATGCTTAATATACCAATCTTTTTTAACTTAGAGGTCCATCCGATATAATGAATCTGTTTTCCACATCTATCGCATACTTTTTTACATATCGTTGCCATTAAATCCACTCCAATCTAATCTTTGTCCGCAATCATCACAGTATTCTTGCCCGTATACATCTATTGATCCGCAAGAAGGACATTCGTACATGGGTGCAAATTTTGTTATGTGTTCAATCGGCTTCTTTTCTGTGCTTCGTTCTTTCAATTTGCGAATTTGTTCCGGGGTGAGCCCTGTATCCTCGTACTCAGCCAACCGATTTGCTAATTCATATACCCCATCTTCCATGAAATCGCACGAATGATATGTATATCCTGCTTCTGTCAATCTTTTCATTCCTACTCTCCTTTCGATCAAAAACCTTTATCGTTTCACTCCCAAATCAAAAATACTTAACTGGTTTTCTACTTCCTTAAGTCTTTTTCTTGCTTTTTGATACATTTTCTCGTTTATTTCAAATCCGACATACCTGATTCCTGCTTCATGGTACGCGATCAGGCTGCTTGCGCTGCCGGTGTGAGTATCAAGCACATTCCATCCCGGTTTGATGTACTCTCTTGCAATCCACCTATACAGATCTATCGGTTTCTGTGTCGGATGGATCCGGTGCTCGTTCGTTTTTTTGTTGCCTTTTTGAATCCACCCTTCGTCTACGCTTTTGCCTTGCATCATACCATCCCACATGTATCGGAATGTTTTTACCGTATCATGTAAACTGCAATACGCTATCTCCGCATCAGAAAATGTCATGTTGCTTCTGCATTTATCCCATACAATCCGTCCGGATCCGAAATGATAATCAAAATAATTGCATCCCCATACAATTTGATGGCGTGACACTCTTATGAGTTCGTCAAAATACTCCATTCCAGGTACATCCCATGTATCAATTATGTCGTATTCCCTGCGCTTAATCAGTGTTGTACTCTCAGACCTACCATAATATCTGCGCTTGTTTGGTCCTGCAAAATACGGCGGATCTACAACAGCGATGTCAAAAAACTTGTCTGGGAACTCTCTCATACCGTCCATGCAATTCATGTTGTAAAATCCATAATTTAGCATTTTAATCACCTCATCTCAACCGCGTACTGGTTTCTTTACTTGTTCGCTCTAATCCCCAACTCAATCCCTAGTTCTTCTTTGATCATTTTTATATAATCATTCCAACTTGCCATATCGTCCATGATGCACTCCGCTTTTTTGTTAAATCGCTTGATAAATCGGTCGCATCTTTGTGTTCCAAAGCCGAACTCGTCATGTAAGGTCGCTACGGAAAGGATTTTTACTGTATCTACTGTCTGTTCTTTGATCTTGATTGTCGCTCTGTTAATGTCTTTTTTTGCTAAGGCGGTGCGGATTCCGGTGATATTCCTGAATTCAATTTCTTTTTCAAGTGCTTCGACACCCTCGTTTTTGACGATTTCGAGTGCCATTAATAACCCGTCTTCCCGTCCTGTTATGTAATCGTTTCTTTTCGCCATTGTTTTTCCTCTTTTTTATCCTTTTTTTCGAGATGTCAAAATCCCACTTTCAAACAGTAATTACTGTTTGTAGTGGGTTTTTGATTGATCCTTTTTTCTATCCTTTTATACTATAATTTCTTCGGCGCTTATGCAGTATTTGTGATGCAACCCTTTTTCTGTCCTGTAATAAAGATCGCCTGTTTCGGCGCTCCATCCCCAATCAGTCACATCATAAACGGTCTTGATGCCTGTTTTTGTTTTAATTTTTAAAATTCTCACGTTTTCCTCCTTTCTCCCGCCGCATAAAACGGCGGGGAAACCTGTATTTACTGGTTGCGCGTGACATTTTATGTATCATCGCCATACGGCGGAGGTACTAAAGGTAATTCTTTCTTGCGATCTGTTCCCATTCTTTTCGGGTGTGGGTCTTTTCAAATTCCGTTTGTGCGATTTTACAGAGCAGCTCCCTCATTTCTCGGCTGTTGTGTACTGCCTGCTGCCCCGTCCGGTGATGTTCAATGCATAGGTCTACTTTTAACCCGTTTTCTTCGGATATTGCTCTTTGTCCTGCCCCGAACAGGATATGATGCTCTTCCGTCTGCTTTACGGAATAGTCACCATTTAACCGGGCGCATAAGTAGCAGATGCCCTTTTGACTGTTTAAAATGCTTTTTTTGTGGATTTTCCGTTTTTTCTTCTTTCCCGGCTTCGGGAAAGCCATGTCCGAATAGTCAATGCTCATCTTCCGTCTCCTGTGTGTATAACTCATGAGTCCCGTTTAGGATCTTTAGTTCTTCCAGTGATCGAAATGAGAACCCCATCTGCTGAAGTAATCTATAGAAGTCTCTTAGGCATTTCATCCCTTTTTCGTAGTGTCCGTAATAGTCAGTTGCTTCGTACGGCTCTGCCGTCCGGGTCAAGAGGATCAGCATTTGCTTTTCTTGGCTTATTTCTGCAAATTCTTTTTCGATCCGTTCTTTTTCCTCTTCTTTCGCTTCGTACGCGTTTTCGATCCCGTAAAATCCATACACCGCGTTCATGTGTGCTACGCTTCCGCCGTCCGTTATCCGGTTTATCATGATCTTCCAGCCTGTTTCTTTTACATCAACTTCTTTCGGTATTGTGATTTTTCCCGACACAAGTTCTTTAATAAAATCGTTCCTTTCCCTTCTCATCCTTTTCAGGATTTCCGTTATTTTTCTTTTGTTTTCCTTGATTTTCTCCGTTTTCTTTTCCTGTTCCGTTTTTTCCCGCTCTTTTTGTATTACTTTTTTTACTACATAGATCCTATCGTAGTATTGATAATAATAGAGCTGATCTTTTGTGTCTTGCAGATCGATTTTTGTTTGATCCTCCCACTGTGATAGATCAATATTTGTTATCTCTTTCCATTTTCCGGTCCATCTTTCTTTTTTCGCTCTTTTCGGCGCGGCTTTTACTCCTTTTTCTTCCAGTATTTCAAACACTATTTGAGCGTTTTCTTTATTTTTTCTTCTTTCACGGCCTGTTTTGCTTTCCATGCGATTTCGCGTGACGATACTGCAGTCTTAAGGATTTCATTCCTTTTTTTGATGTCTTGTACCTTCTCCAGCTCGTAAAGGTCCGTTAATGTGAGTTGGAAGTCCTTATTTTCTTCGCGCCTCGTAAGTGTTTCTTGATCCAGTTTTGCAAGATTTAACCTATGTCGTACTGTACTTCTGCTAAATCCGGTCTTTTCCGCGATTGTTGTTTCTGTTTCTCCCAAATCCAACATGAGCTGGAATCCTTGTGCTTGCTCGCTTACTGATAGATCGCTGCGCTGCATGTTTTCCAACAACATCGTTGATATTTGCTCTTTTTCCGTCATTTCCACAACGGAACAGGGCATTGTTTTCAATCCCGCTTTTCTCGCTGCCGTCAGTCTTCGGTTTCCGATCACTACAAGATAGTGGTCTTTTTTGTCCGGGTTTGGTACTACAGTCAAATTTTGCATTACGCCACGAGCTTTTATGCTTTCCGCCAGCTCGTCAATGTCGGTGTATACCTTCCGCACGTTCTGCGGGTGTATGTCTAACTGTTCGATTGCAATA